AAATCCTCTCATATTATCTAACCTCCATTGCTAATGAGCCGTCAATCATTTTAAACTCGTATATATCGCCTGTCACATCATCAGTTATATTGTTTTCTGGATTTGAGCCTTCCGGGCCAGCCTTCACAAGCCCATATTCGACCTTCTGAATTGTTGCATCTATTACGGTGTCAAACAGCACTATAGTTGTTTCATCATTAACGCCATCATAACTCGCTGATTCCACAGCTGAATAAACCAAGCTTGCGTCTAGAGTCGCTTTAATTTTTCTATTAGTGACGAATGTATCTGTATAGTCACCAAGCACTGTGAAAGTATCAGCGCTTACATAAGTTGCAGTTAATGTGCTGTCAATCCATTCAGTCATATTTTCAGCAAGGTCAGATTTGATTGTTCCGTCTTCATTAAGAGCAACTTCCAGACGCTCCCAAAGAGTGTTTTTTGTTCCTCTTGAAACTCTTAAATCCTTAATATATGGATTATATTCATTTTGCAGCACCCATTCTGTTCCATTCCAAAACTTCATCTTTGCGTCCGTCCAGCCTTCAGAAATATCTAACCAGGGCATCCCCTGATAAGTATCAACAGGTGCTGTTTCTCCTGCAAATTGAGTTACAATAGCTAAAAAGTTACCATATAAAACTTGTTTAAGACCAGGGCCATTAGCATCAAGCCCATTTTTGTCTGTTGTTCTTATATCAAAATCTTGAGACATGTCATCACTCCTTTAATATCCTTCAATTAATATTTTTTCTGCAGTTCCTCCGACATCATTATTATTGATATCTTTTATAACTATATCTACACTATCTATAGTTTTGTTTTGAAAATCAGCATATTTCATTGTTGATCCATTTTGCAGCAAGTAATAATTATACCCTCTAGGAATTTCATAATATTCTACTCCGTAATCGCTGTAATTCTACTGGTACTGACAGATTATCAATTTCTAGCTCTAAGTCAGGAACATCAAAAAACTGTTTAATTTCATTAAGCTCAAATTCAGCAGTTTCTGTCTCCAGCCGAAAAGTAAATTTAAACTGGCAATATCTAAATTTATATTCTCCAGTCATGTACGTCTGCCAGTCTGACCATTCAACATTATCATCGGAAAACCTTACATATGTTTCGGTTTCATAAATAGCAGGCGGATTGTCTAAACTATTATTAGGAAAATCATCAAGTCCGCGATTAGGAAAACTCAATAAACTTAATCCTAAGTCCTGGAAAAACCAATCTTTTTTGAGTCTTATATCTGTCCGGCCAACTCTGACTGTATCAATAATTTCTGTAATATATTCGGCACTAAAGTCATAATCAGGCAAACCGTCTGCAAAAGCAGGAATATCAGGCCAATCATCAAGATTATAGCCAGCTAAGTCTTCTAAATTATACATGTGGAAAAATGCTATCTTGCCGTTAATATTGTCTATATTATCTAGTGTTGCATTGTCTATATAATCAAGTTCATTTCTTTCGATAATTATGTTAAGCTCCTGGCCGGTCCCAGAAACTTCAAAAATTGTAGAAGTAAAGCTGCTTGAATACTGCCTTACTCTATCAATTGTCTTAATCATATACATATGAGTTCCGTCAATTTCGTTCTCAGATGTCCATCTATCTCCAGTAAGTTTAGTCCCCAGAACTTCCCCATTATCCCAGTCTGTTCCTTTTCTAATTTCATAACCTAAGACATCTGGCTCATCTACTTCCTGCCACTTGAATATTAGTTTTGCACCTTTTTGAGCGACTTGGAAGGTGCCAGGTGCTGCAGGTTTATTATCTTTACCTGATATAACTATTTTTCTTGAAGTAACTCCAGAACTTGTAATACCTCTATATTTTGAAACTGTCCGGACTCTTACAATATAATGAGAATTAACTTTTAAATTAGATATTTCAAAGCTGTCAGCTTCTGTTTCTCCGGCTATTCTATAACTTTTACCATCTTCTGAATAATCAATTACTGCATGATCAACTCTTTCATCATCAGGAATATCAAAATCTACGATTAAATTACTGATTAAATTCCCATCCATGGTAGTATAACCGTATTCAGAAACAGAAAGATTATTTACTTCATTAGGAGCTTCAAAAGGATTCTTAAATTCAGAGCCGTAATTCTCCTGCTGCACAACTCCATCATCAGTATAAATAGATTCATTATATTCAAGAGCAGTAATAGTCATATTATGATCTTCGGCTTCTTCTATTTCCATAATTCGGAAAGGTTTATCAACCCAACCTGGTCTTTTATGGGTAACTAATATTTTATCGCCGACTTCTGCTTCAATATCTTTTATGCTTGCTCCAAAACTGATTATTTGAGTGCAAAACTTTGATTTCTTTTGATAATATCTAGCTTCTCGCCCTGCTTGACTAAAACGATTAATACCATTAAGAGTTATGGTTTTAATCGATTCTCCAGGAACACTATTATCAATAAATCTCGCTCCAATAGTTTCAAAATTTTCAGCTGGATCTGTATATTCAACGACTACTTCTCTAAGTCTTTCTTTGCGTGATGTTCCGCGCCTTGCGAAACTACCAGAAATAATATTGTCGGTTTCTTCATTATCAGAATATACAAAGCTTTGAGTTGCTACATCTGGCTTATCAATTTTTAGTTTTAATTTTCCATTGGACCAAATTAAAAATGCTCTAAAAGTTGATAACATTTCATTGAGAATGTCTAATGCTGAACTTTTAGCATCAATGGCAAAATCTAATTCAAACCTTTTTTCTCCATCGACAAGCTGATCAGCATATTCTGCAGCTTCTTTGAAACTTTCTAAATCAATAAAAGCATCAGAAACACCAAAACCAAATCTCATTTTGCTTATAAAATCTAAAACACACCACGCGGGATTATTACTATATTTAGTAACCCAACTGCTGCCAGTCCAAACTCTTACATGCCTACCCTTGATTATTGCGGTCATAGTTGGAGTTCCTGATGTTTCTAATTTATTAGCGTCAAGAGTTGTCGAATAGTGGGCAAGGAAAGGGAATGTTTGACCGCGTTCATTTTTCGACCAGGCAGATTGTTTTCTGTAACCTAATTTGGTTTCTGCGTTAATTGTTTTATCGTCAGCTTTAATTTTTTTTATTGATTCAATCGGGCCTTCTGAAATTCCAACTTGAAGATCCATTAAATTATCATTTTCACCGCGTATTTTTTGATTGATTATGTTTCCTGCAACAAGATTTTCGCCATAGACAACCGGTACTGGTATCTGATGACTTTTAGTATTGCTTATCGGTCCGAATGAATATGTTGGCGAATTCTTTGATTGGTTCATGCTTTCTTGAAATTCTTTTGCTTCTTTATAGTTGTCATAAGAATTACCCACACTAAAACCAATCATCGCTCCAGCTGCTACTGTAACTCCCGTAACAGTACTAGCTGCTGCAGCTCCTGCTGCTATTCCGACTAATGCTCCTACTCCCATTTCCTCACCTCACTCTCCATATACTATGCAATCGTTTTTCCCATTTTGAAAATTTACTAATTCTCGCTTTTGAGTTGTCAAAAATATGAATAAATTTATAATCATTAATCAAAACGCCGGCATGTCTTGGAATTCCACCAACTAAAAAAACAACCACATCTAAGGGTTGCTTGTTTTTGATATCTACTTGATCACAATATAAACTCAATCCATTCGGCAGTCTGTTTTTATCTTTTACTATCCAATCAGATTCTATAATGCTGCCATCAGTATCTGGCAAAATAATTCCGTTATCAGCTAAAACATCAACAACTAATCCTAAACAGTCATAACCTTCTTTACCCCGGCCATTAAACTTATATTCTTTGCCTAAGTACTTTTCTAGCTCCATTAATCAACACGCCTTACATTTCTGATTTTTGGAATGTCTAAGAAACCGCCATAAAACTGAGTGTTATTCCAGTATTTACACCCATGACCACCGTTATAGGTTAAATCACAGCCGGCTTCTAAATGATAACTGTCGCCCGCCTGAGCATTTTGAAAAGGATATTCAACATCTACAAAACCACTTGCAGAATAAATTATTTTTCTGCTTTCATTTCCAACCTTTATAATTCCATGTTTCCAGCGATCAGCCGGCTGATTCATTGCACTATCATATATTCTGTTATTAGATATGCTGTCAATGGTCCCATTTAAAGTTGGGATATTGTAACCGCAACCTTCTCCACCAAATCCACCAGGCCATCTGCAATTAACCCCGTAACTTCTGCGAGGTAATTCGACTTCTAAAGCATCAAGATTAGACACAAGCTCAGCAGTTAAATTATATTCATCAGTTGAAATTGAATCGATAACTGAGTCAGTGAACATTTCTATTTTGTTTTCGATCGTTACTTTTCTACCCTCGAATTGAGTATTAGCAATATAGGCCGAAAAGTTTTTATTGACATTATCAAAGGTGACTGTCACACTATCTGGAGCTGTTTTATTATTCTTTTTGATTTTGCTTCTGCTAATACTAGCTGCATAATAAGTTTGTTGATTCCCGAACTCATCAAAAAAAGCTATATTCTCGGGGAACATAGCGTAATAAAGAGTTTCTTCATCTAATTTAATTTGATAGAGTTCGATAGGCCAATTAAAATCTTTATTTTTTTCTGCAATTACATCAGGGCTTAGTGTTCTAGGCACTTATACCAGCTCCTTCAATTCAATAGAAAAGGAGTGAGCTTTGTTATCAAAAACTTCATCGCTCAATTTATTTTGATTGAACCTAACTTCTATGTCAGCTTCAATTATATTTCCGCTGCTATCTTTATAATCCCATAAAAAAGATTCGTATTGGCCTTTTCTGGCATAGAAAAAATTTATTATTTGTTGAGCATCATCGTTATAGTTATCTGTTTTATCAAAATCTAGTTTGAAAACCCTATAAGGCAAACCTTTGGGGCGCCTCTGTTCTTTGCCGCCTTCAAATTGAGTAACAATAGTATTAGTAACTATATCAACAACCCATGCCTTTTTATACTTAAAATCAAACTTTTCCAAAAGCTCACCTCCTTAAGATTTCTTAATCGCTTTTCTAAGATTTCCATTTCTCATAATATCTTGAACCGCTACTCCGACTACTGCCTCAGGATTCCTTTGAATAGCCTGCGCAAATGATTGAGTGTCAACTGCGGTGATATCAAAAATATATACAGGCGAGCCGCCTCCACTATTTTGCAATCCTTTTACCTGATTTTTATTTAGCACATATTCTCCGTTCTCAAGTATGGCGGGCACTTCATCATTTCTTAAGCCAACGCCGCCGCCTGTATGAAATCTTTGAATATTTGCTATTGCATTAGCTGGACTAACAAAACCACCTTTGTGAAAAGTTGGTAATCCAATTCCACCCAAAGCCCAATTGACTATCGGGCCAACAACAGCTTTTTGTAATACCATTGAAGCGATCTGATCTGCTATGTTATCAAATACATCCCCTAAATCTTCGCCTCTGGCTATCGCATCGCTTAATCCTGTAACAAGATCATCTTTCCAGTCAACAAACTTTTGATTAGCTTCCTCAATCTCAAGGCCAAGATCAACAAAAGCATCAGTCATCCAGTTAATAGATTTAGCACCTTCTTCGCCTTCGGAATTATCATTCCCTAAGTTACCGTAAACCTGATCTTTAAGGAGGTTCCCACTTGATTCTTCTGAATCAGGCAAAGTTTGTAAAGTTTCATATATACTCTGCCACTTATCGGAAAATTGTTTGTAATCGCCTAACCTTTTTTGCAGATAATTTCTATAATACTCAAGACTAATAAACCCGTTTTTGTATTTCCATTCAACTAGATCGTCTGTAGAATTTTTCTCTTTTTTATCATATTTTTCAATAATTTCTTGCTCATAGATTTTTGTGAGAGTTGCTGTATCCTGACCTTTTTCCTGCATCAATTCTTTTTCGGCTTCATACTGCTGCTTTAACTGAGCAAGTTCTCTTTTTTTGCCTTCTTTTTTCAAGAGCTCAAGTTCATTTTGTAACTGTTCTTCTCTTTCAATAGCAGCTTTTTTGCGCTGTTCTGCTTTTTCTTCTTCCTGGTTGTTCGCTTCTTCAAGATAATCTGCATATTGATTATTATAGAATTGCTCAACCATTTCTTTTAATTTTTCTTTTTGTTCAGCTGTTGCATCTTTAAGATTATCAATTCTTTCAAATTCAGCATACATTTGATTTTCTAATTTAGCCCAGGCTTTTTCTGAGTCATTAGACATGTTTTCTACTTCTTGTTCAAAATTATATGATTCTATTTCAGCTCTTAATTCATCAATGTAATTTTTGTAATCGCTTTGATCAGATGTTGAACCTCCGCCACCGCCACCAGATAAATCTACTTCTTCTAATTCATTGTTAGTTTCTTCAATTTCTTGCAAAGCCTTTTCAGTCTCATCTAAATCTTTTTTTAGATCATTCAATCTGTTTTGTGATTCGCTTATAGAATATTTTTCACCTATTATGGAATCTTCGCTTGCCCCATTTCTGCGAGCCTCTAATCTCCGTTCTTCTTTTTGGATGTCAGATTCAAGTAGGTCTTTTCTTCTTTTAAGTTCGGCTTCGTTTAGCGATTTAACATTTCGCTCCATAAATTTAAGCTGCTTGTTTCCCTCGTAAATTCTTTTTGCAAGAAGGCCAAAGCCTACTATAACAGCTCCGCCGATCATATAAGGATTTAAAGCTGCAGTTAATCCGCCGGCTCCGTTAATTACATTTGTCAAAGAACTCAATGTAAGAGATAAGTTTCCGGTAATGCTTAACACTGGTCCTAAAGCAGCTGCTATTCCAGCACCAAATATAACCATGTCTTGCTCTTCTTCTGATAGGTCATTGAAGGCGTCTACTACATCTGTGACATTTTCCTTTATTTGAGTCATTATTGGTTCTAGTTCTGCACCTAATTCAGCTAAGGATTGCTCCAAATCATAATTAGCTTCTGCACTTTCGACAAGTGCCTCGTTATTATCTTTATACTGCTCATATACATCAGATAGCCCAGTATTAGCAAGAGTCTGCATTACATAATCAGTTGCTCTGCCGTTTTCTTTTGCAGTTGCTAAACCGTCGTTAAAATCATCTAGATTAATACCTAAACGAGACAACATCTCGTCAAATTGACCTACCGACTGGCCGGATCCAATTGTCTCTTGGATTGATTCGGATAAGTTTTCAAATTTCAATGTATCTGGAAACTGAATAACAGTTAGAATCTAATTCGCCAGTAACGGCGTTAAGATCTGACATATATCCGTGCATTTCATCAATACTTACATTTGCAGTTCGAGCATTATTTTCAAGAGTCGAAACTTCTTTTCTAAAATCTCTTGTTCCTTCTGTAAGCGCAAAAAAGGCAGCTGTAAGAGGTAAAGTGACATGAGTATTAAGGTTATCACCGATTCCTTTCATTTTGTTTCCAAACTTCTCCATACCGTCTGCAGCTTTTTGCATTTTGCGGCTGAATTCAGTTGCCTTTCTTTGAGTTTTTTCTAGTTCATCTGTAAAACTTTCAAGCTGATCTTTAGTTTTAATAAGCTCCCTGCGATATTCCCGGTATTCCTTTTCCCCAACATCGCCAGACTTATATTGCTTCTGCATATCTTTTTCAGCCTGTTTTAATACATCTAACTTTTCTTTAGTCTGCTCAACTCTTTCTGTGAGAATATCCTGTTTTTGAGCCCAGAGTTCGACTGAATCTGGATTGAACTTTAATGCTCGATTAACCTGGTATAATTCCCTGCCAATTTTTCTTGACTGAGAACGAATGTCTTTAAGAGCTTTATCAAGGCCTTTGGTTTCAGCTCCGATTTTTACAGTAATACCTTTTATAGCCACTTAATCACCTCCTACCCATCATCTTGTCTATATCAGCTTGAGTTGCTTTTCTTGGTTTATTATTTTCTTTTAAAGAACTGTTTATACCAAAATGTATTCTAGTGCTTTTGAGAAAATCAAGTAAATGGGTTTGGTTTAATTCTTTATAAGAAAACCCCATTCTTTTAGCGTTTGAAATTATAATCAAATCTAATCTATCGATTTCTTTTTCAGTTTTTTTTTACTGTTTTCTTCTTCCTCTTCTTCTTGATCATCAGTATAGTTTTCTTCTAATCTGATAACCAAATCCACAAACCAATTAAAATCAAAAAGATTAGGTTTATTAAATTTATTAAGCCATTCATCAAAAGTTGGAAATTTATATATATCATTATCTGCTTTATTTAAACAGTAAACTATTTTCAATAAATCATTAGAAATTTTTTCAATCTCTGTATTGGCCTTTTGTAATTCTTTAAAATTATCTGCTTCAAATTTTTTATATTTTTCTTGAATCATTCCAACCTTCAATATTGATTTTTCAATTTGTTCCAAAAAACTTTCTTCAAAATTGTCATAATAAATCTTTGGGACTAAGGCTGAAAACCTTAACCCCAAAGTATGTCCCCATATATTAATTTTTTCTTGCAGCATTAATTACCATCTCCTATGCAGCAAAATTAGGCATTGATACAGCATCAAAGAAGCTTTTTCAATAGTCTTCTTAACAATTTTCTTTCCATCATATTCATAAGGTAGCATAGTTAAGCCGGCTGTTTGAGTATCTGGTGTAACTCCTGAATCAGTAGTAGAATTGTTTTGACCTGGTCTAGATGACTTACATCTGTAATATACAAATCTGCCTGCATGATCGTCGCCTTCAAATTGACCCATAAGAGCAAATTCTTTTTGTTTTCCGTCGGCATCTTCGACTAATGCTCCATCATTATCAATTATCATCCCAACCATTTCAGCAAGTATTTCTTTAGGTAACTTAGCAGCTTCCCAATCTCCTGTATAACCATTATTAGTATTTGATAGATAATATTTAGTATTATCGGCATAGGGAGTAGTTGTTAAGCTAACAGTTCCCTCTACAGCTTTTGGATTTCCATATCCAGTAGTTCCGTCAGCAACTTCTGCATAAGCTCCCATTGTGGCTCCAGTAGTGCCGGTATCTGTGAATGAAATTGACAATGTGGCATCATCAGCTTGCGCAACCTTTGTCGCAAGATATACTACCCCAACATCATGCCAAGCCCTAAACACTTCACTAATTACATCATCATTATTTAATACATTTACAATTGCTGATGCAACTTTGGCTGCATTTGTGTGAGTTTCACTTGCGAGAGGAACTACAACACTCGCAGGAGAATCAACCCCTAAAAGAGTGTCTGCTGTAATTTGTAATGTTATTTCTCCATCGGTTGAAGGCGGATCTGTAACCTCTATTTTACCTGTCTGTGCTTGTCCTAAAAAAGCAACATGCATATTTGATATACCAAAAGTAACTTTGTTTTCTGGCATTTTTTTAACCTCCTATTAATTTAATTTCATAAACTGTCTGGTACAAATCTTCACTATCTAAAAAAGTTTGTGATTTATCATAAGCAATTCCTAAGCTTTTAAGTAAGCTCTCGACTTCTTTTTCAACTGGCGGATTCCACTTTTTTGTATATAGTTCAACATTAAAATATTCAACTCCAACATAATTAATATTATCCGCCATAAAATCATTGTT